TTAAGCATAAAGAATTTCCACACGTTTGGTTTGCATTGACTCGTACAGCTAGACAGGAGAATCCTGATTCACTGGCAGGGACTCATGCTGAGAACATGTTATATATAATTGATGAGGCATCTGGAGTTAGTGATGATATGTTTAGGGTAGTTGATGGTTCATTGACTGAATTTGATAATTACCTGTTAATGCTATCAAACCCAAGGAGATTGTCTGGTTTCTTCTATAAATCACATCTACCATTGAAGAAGATAACAGAACAATTCAATCAGTTACATATGTCAGCTATTAAATCTAGATGGGTTACTCAGGCATCTATTGATCATTGGGCGAAACTGTATAGTACTGATTCAAATGTTTATAAGATAGAAGTGTTGGGAGAATTTCCTGATAGAGAAGACTCAGCAGTAATTAGACTTGATTGGATTACTCAATCTCTTGACAGACAATCAGAAGCTCTCGGGGAAATGAGATGGGGACTTGATATGGGTGCTGGTAATGATAAATCAGTTCTTATTAAAAGACAAGGACCAAAAGTATTCAATGACATAAGAAAATATAATTATAAAGATACAATGAAGGTTGTTGGTAAGGTCGCTGCTGAATATCGTGACACTCCTGATGATATGAAACCAGTCGGGATTTATGTTGATACAATCGGAATCGGAAAAGGTACCGGTGATAGATTAAGGGAATTAGATCTTCCAATCATTCCTGCAGTCGCATCAAAGAAAGCAGTTAAGAAGAAATACAACTATAATTCGAAGAGTGAATGGTGGATGGAAATGGGTGAATGGTTTAGAGATCAAAATCCATCAATTCCTAATGATGATGAATTGATTGAAGAATTATCAACTGTTATGTGTGTACCTTCATCTGATGGACGGTTTAAGGTAGAAGATAAGGCAAAATATAAATCCAGATTAAAACGCAGCCCTGATACAGGTGATGCTCTTGCTATGACATTTAGCTTAAGGAGCAAAAAGACTGTTGGGCTCATCACAGGATAAAAAACTATGAATTTTATTAAAAGACTATTCACAAGAAAGAAAACATTCTCGGGCGACGAATGGAAAAAAGGACTTCAATTAGGAGCATACTTTAATGATGCCGGAGCAAAGAATCCATTCAAAGACTCATCGTTAGTGTATGTTGCTGCATCAAAGATTTCTGAAAACCTACCTCAGGCCCCACTTGAGTTCTTCTCAATGCCAAACAAGATTAGATTAGGAAATGAATCACCCATAGTGCGTTTATTTATGCGTCCAAGTGATATATATACCTATTTCACATTCTTTGAGGAATGTACACTTTTTCTTGCACTATATGGAGAAACATTCATCTGGATTGGTGAATCAATGGGTCAAAAGGCAGGATTAAACACAATTCCTGGTCAATTACAACCATTAAACCCAACAAGGATGCAAGAAGTCATTAATGATGGAAGATTAGTAGGATGGACATATGATACTGGTAAGGAAAGAGTTGCATTAACGACCGACGAGGTCCTGCAGATAAAATTTCCTAATCCATATAATATTTACCGAGGTCTTGCTCCAATCGACAGTGCAAGAACAGATGTTGACTCTGATTATCTTGCAGGTAAATATTCAAAGGCATTCTTTCAAAATGGAGCAAATCCTGGACTATTATTTACTCTTGATACAGATGATGAAAGTTCAGATGATCAACGTAGATCATTTTTGAAGGAATGGAATAAATTACATAAGGGAGCATCAAAACAATATAAAGCTGCCGTCTTAAATCCTGGTATGGGAGTTCAAAAGACTGGATTGACGCAGGAAGAGATGGATTACATCAAACAACGTAACTTTAACACTGAAAGAGTGTTATCAGTCTTTGGTGTACCACCTCCAATGGCCGGATTCTATGAACAAGCGACATATGGTAATGTAAGAACAGCTAAAAAGATATTTTGGAATGAAACTATCAAAGCTTATGCAAGAAGATACGAATCTTCTCTAAATAACTTCTTTTTACCAAGATTTGCGCCTGGAATAGTCTGTTTCTTCAACTTTTCCCAAATTGACGAGCTGAAACACGACGCAAAGGAGACTGCAGATATTGTTAATATATATGCAAATCACGGAGTACCAATGAATGTGTTGATCGAATCCTTTGAGCTTCCATTCGGTCCACAACAAGATTTAGATATTGGTTACCAACCTATGACTATGCTTGAGGTTGGCACTAACTTTATTGAGGAACAACGCGGAGATGGAGTGGGAGCTAAGGAAACTGTGAACACCGTTCCTTCTATTTTCAATGAATTTGAGAAGAATTTGCATAATTATTTGTTCACTCAACGTAAAAAGATACTAAAAATGGTAGGAAAAGGCGAAAATATCACAAATTTCTTCTGGAAACAGGAAAATGACCGTTTAATCGCCAAATTTGACCCAATTTACGCTAAATATAGCAAAAATATGGATAATTTACTAAAAATTAACAATTTAAACCGGAAATTGGTTAAAAACCTAAAATCTGATGAAATTAAGGATTTATACAATAAATTTGATAAAAAACTGGGAAATAACGAAATGTCACGTGTTTCTATGATTTCACTCGAAGAAACAAAGGATTTTCCGGAACAAACAATTATAGGAGATCATACCGATGAGTAAAAAACAATTCACATCATTTAATATTGAGATTAAGGCAGCTGATGATGATAAAAGACAAATCACTGCTATTGGTACTAAAGAAATAAATGATAGAGACAATGATTTAGTTTCTGTCGACGGTATGGATTTGAAAAACTTCAAAAAGAATCCTACTTTCATGTGGAGTCATAGATCTTCTGAAACTCCTGAAAATATACTTGGGACAGCAAAAAAGGTTTGGAAAGAAGGTAAAAATTTGATGTTCACACTTGATTTCCTTGAAGAAGACATAAATCCACGCGCAGATATGGTGTATAAGATGTATAAAGCGGGTGCATTACGAGCATTTTCAATTGGTTTTGCACCAGACTGGAATACAGCATCATACAACGAAAAACGTGGCGGTTTTGACTTTCCTAAGTCTGAATTACTAGAAATTTCTGCTGTTGCAGTACCTGCCAATCAAGCAGCATTGGTTCAAAACATGATTGAAATGGGTATTGCTGATGAAGCAGAAGCAAAAGATTTTGAAATCTTTATGAAGGAATTACAACCTGAAATTGAAGATGACCGCCTTGAAAGAAAGGTAAAAATACTTGAGGCAAAATTTAATGCCTTACAAAAAAGATTTGATACTCCGCCTGTTGTGGAACCAGGAGTTGTGGAACCATTACCGGTGGATTTTCATATAGTGGACCAAGCTCTCGAAGAGCTCTTCGCTGCATCTGACTTAACGTCTACTGATGCCACAGAAGACAAAGTAGAGGACGACGATCCAAATTCAATATTCACGGAGTTAGAGTAATGGACAAAGATAAAGTATTGGCTCTTAAATTAGAGCTAGATAAACTAAACAAAGAAGCGAATGATGCAAATACTGCAAAAATCGCTGCATTAGAAGTAAAAATCGCTGCATTGGAAGCAATTCCTGTAACAAAAGACATAGTAACATTTGAAGTTGGCGCACCTGCTGATTATAAGGGTTTCAAATTCCATAAACAAGGAACTGATGATCCTAATATGATGCCTTCTGATCCTAAACGCAAGGAAAGAATTGTCAAAGAAGTTCTTGATATGATTTCCGTGTATAAAGAAAAAGGCGTCTTCAAGGTTATGAATGAAGGCACTGGTTCTGCTGGTGGACTGTTTGTACCGGAAGAATGGGTAATGAACGTAGAAGAAAAAGCAAGACTGGTTTCAGTTGCGCTTCAAGACTGCCGAAAATACCCAATGGCAAACAATGTCCTTCATATTCCTAAACAAGGAACTTCAGTTACTGTAACTTGGGCAAATGAAAGCTCTGCATCTTCACAAAGTGAACCTGGTTCAGCTGGAACCCAATTAACAGCAAAAAGAGTAGGTCTATGGGGTAAGTTCACCCAAGAATTATTCGATGATGCCTTAAATGATATTGTTTCCTATATTACTCGTGACATTGTAGAAGCTTTGGGTCAAGAAATTGATTCACAAGTATTCAATGGTTCCCAATTCACCGGCCTGTTGACATCTGCAA